TCAGGCCGCGATTGCGGCCTCGAGCTCGGCGAGAGCACGTTCTGCCGCTTCCTGCGCAGCACGCACCCTACCGGCGGCTGCGATGGCGGGAGCGAGATCCATCATCTTCGGCAATTCCGCCGGGATCGGCGCGACTGCGATCCGGCGCAGGATTTCCTCGCCCGACATTGTCCGCAAGATGCCAGCGAGCCTGCCCTTGCTATCGGTGCGCCAGATCGGGACGGCATCGCCATTGGCCGCATAATCGCCGGTCCGGAACAGCGCCATCTCGGCCGTACGGCGCTTGCGGATCTCGGGCGGCCTGAGCCAGCCCATGAAGTGCCGCGCGGCATCCGGCTCGCCCGCGTTGATCGCCGCGGTAAGCTTCGCGCGAAGGATCCCGCCGGTGTTGAAGTCGAAGGAGACTAGCGCATCGAACTGGTGCTGGGCGAGCGGCACTGTGATCGCTTCATTGACCCGCGCCACATAGCTTTTCAAATCGATCGCGAACTGGTCGATCGCAGTGTTGACCGCCGCCTCCATGTCCTGCGGCATGGTGCGGGGCATTTTGGCTGGGTCAGGCCCGCCCGCGGCCGCGGTGTGGCCGATGCCCCAGGTCCAGATACCGACGCTGTCGAGATATGGGGCTGGCACGATGCCCTCGTGCTCCGCGATCTCGATGAGGCCGCGGGAAGAGATGGTCATGTCGTTCATTGATGGTTCTCCAAATGAAAAACCCGCCTCTGGGGCGGGCATGTTGCGGGATCGCAGGCGAAGGGGTTGCGGGTTGGCCGAGGTGCCGGAACGCCGATGCTGTCAGACCTCGAGGATCAGGAACAGCACGATGCCGAAGGTCAGTGCGACAATCCAGACCCGGCCCTCGCGGCGCAGGAGGCGCGGGAGGTCGCAGCGCTGCAGGAAGCGGGGCAGATCACGGTTGCGCATCGTCCTCTCCCTTGTCGCTGGTCCGTTCTCCAACCTCCGCGCGGCGGGCCCGGAAGATGTCGATCAGCATCCCCGAGATCGACATGCCGCCGATACCGACGATGAAGGCGCTGAAGCCCGCTGTGTCCCCACCTGGGGCCAGCCTGCCGATCACCGGCTCGAGGATGGGCGCGACCAGCGGCCCCAGATAGACCGCGCAGATGGCACCCACGAGGAGCGACAGGATCCCGTCGCGCCAGTGTTCGCGGAGCGTGACCCAGCGCACGATGCCGCCGAGGGCACCGGCAAGGGCGGCCTTGCCCGGCTCGGACCAGAGCCATGTCAGAATGTCCGGGCGATCACCCATCTCTCATGTCCTTTGTTGTTCTGGTGGCGGGCGTCACGCCATCCGGAGCCAGATCGCGGTGGCGACGCTGGCGTTGATCTCGCTGGCATCGAACCCCCAGGTGGTGGGCGCCGGGGTCGCATAGGCAATCGTGCGCTGCAGGGTCTTGCGCGCTGTCGTGGCGGGCGCGCCTCCGTTGATGTCGGCCGTGCCCGACGTCGACCAGACCGAGACCGTGGCGGTCGAGGAATGCCGCAGCCCGAACCAGTATGTCCGCCCAGCGCGCAAGGTCAGCGCGGCCGCGATGCTGCGAACCCCGGGTGTGCCCAGATCGAGATCGCCGGTTTCCAGGATCAGCTGATCGGGACGTCCGTTCGCGTCAGACCCATAGACCGCGATCTTGCCCAGCGCCCCGGACACTTCGGTGGTCACGTTGATCGCCATCTGGTCGATGGTGATGTCAGCGCCCGGTGCCCATGGGAAGAGCCTGATCCGCCCGGCCGCCCCGGTCTGGGTGCCGGTGACCGCTCCCATGCTCGAGGTCATCACGTGTTCGCCGGAGGCGGGCACAAGAAAGGGCACCTGTCTGCTGCCAAGGGCCACGGTCTGCCCCGCGATCCGTGCCCGCAGCTGCGCCGCAGTAGAATTGTACCAGAGCCAGCCCTCCGCAGGTGATGCAGGGTCCGAGGCCAGCCCAGACAGCGCGACACCGGCCGGGAACTGCACGCGCCCGCTCGACCGGTCCGCGATCATTGCGTCGAGGAATGTCGTGCCGTCTGCACTGACCCGCAGGCGCCAGTCATCCGTGCCGAGCAGACCCATCCGCGCCCGGGCCGAGAGGGCAGTCCTGAAGGCAAGGGCTGCGTCGTTCCCCGATGCCGCCTTGTTCAACGCGACCTGGATCCCTGAACCGGCGTGGTTCAACAGGACGGCGGCCGCGTTGACCGCCAGCCGCGTCGTGCTGTCCGCCGTCGCACCGCCAAGGGCCAGCGTCCCGGCGATGATGTCGGTGGGCAGCACGGCGACAGGATCCCAGGCCGTGCCGGTCCAGACGCGGAACATCTCTTCGGACGCCACCCAGACCAGCCAGCCCGGGCGCGGCACGAGACGCAGCCAGGCACCGTCGGCGCGGAAGGCGATTTTCTGGTCCCAGCCCTCCCAGAGCCCGGTGGCCCCTGCGGCCACGAGGTGGCGGTTTCCATCGGCGGGGCTGGCGGGCGGTGCGGTGCGGGTGCTGTCCAGAACCGATAGCTGGACCATCCCGTCGAGAAGGCGCAGCGCCTCGTTATGGGTGACATGTTTCTGCGCTTGAGCGGCCAGCAGGTAGGGCAACCCGAGATGGGTCGTGGTGTCAGACATGGGGGTTCCCTTGGGGTGAGTTCAGAACTGCAGCGTGACGGCGGCAGGTGTGCCGCGGCCGAGCCGGGTTGAAATCTGGAAGATGCGGACAGCCAGCGTGTCGCCGGGTCCGAGCGGCGCGCCCCAATCGGCGGTCTGGTCGGCCGCGCTGTAGAGGACCGAGGTGGTGGTTGCCGTCAGCGTGCGCTTGACGGTTCCGCCATCGCGCATCTGGACGTCGTAGCGCTCGAGGTCTTCGGCCAGCGGCACCTCGACCTGTTCCCAGGCATCTGCGACGAGCGTGCGGGACCGGCGTGTCCAGCGGATCGTCAGGTCGCCCGGGACCCGAGCAGACCGCAACGGCTGTTCGACATGGACCGGCGAGAAGGGTACGAGCCCGCGGCCCTCGGGCGTGAAGCTGCGCGCGGTGTAGCTCGGATCGCTGACCGCCCGGGCGGCTGGACCGATACGCCAGTTCCATGGTATCCCGAGATCGGCCTCGGCGATGGGCAGTTGGGTCACGGCCGCATCCAGCACCACCACCCGCGCGCCTGTCGGGGTCGGAGCGCCCATGGCGTGCTCCGTCCCGCGCTGGCCGCGGAGGAGCCGGGTAAGCCGATAGTGCCGCGGCGCGATCAGTTCCGCCACCCCGGCCTGCACGATCTCCCAGACACCTGGTGCCGTTTCCACGGCCAGCGCATTAGCCCCGCCAAAGAGGGTAAGATCGGTGACGCTTTCCAGCGTGCCCGTCGCCAGATCGAGGATCAGCGCATTGCCGGAGTCGAACCGCGAGGTCGGCCCCGCTTCGAGGGACGCGGCCAATGTGCCGATCCGTGCCCGGCGACCGAAGATGGTCATCAGCGCAAACCCATCTGTCGATGGGCTGCGGAACACGGCCATCTCGCCTGGCCAGGGGACGGCATGGGTCGCGACGAGCGGGCGATGTGCGGGCTGGTCCTCGGCCAGCTGCGGCAGGTCGAGGAGAATGACCTCAGGCGCGCCGAAGACCACGGGCTTCTTGAGCGTGGTGGCCCGCGGCTGGGCAGGCGGCGCATCGGCCGCCGCCTGATCCTGACGGACGGCTTCGATCCCGCGTGCCTCGGCATCGGCGATGGTGACCAGCCGGAAATCGACCGTCCGGTTGTCATGCACGAGGCTGATCACATCGGTCGGGTCCACCGCCAGCCGGGACGGCGGCAGACGAAAACTGGCACTTTCGCGGCCGGTCCAGGCTTCCATCAGCGCACGGCGACAGCGGCGTTCGGCCTTCTCGGGCGGCACCGCGACGGGGAAGGTCTCGGAGGCGATGCGCGTGGTGTCGACGGTAATGCGGCGCGCCTCGACGAGGGCGGCGTCATAATCCTCGTCCGCGCGGGCGACCTGCCACTTCAGCGCCTGGGGCAGCTCGGTCTCCTGCGCGCGGACCAGTTCCAGGACTTCGCCATCACCGGATCCAGAGCCGCCCCCGGTGTTCGGGGCCACGAGGTCGTCATGGGTCAGGGTCAGGGCCGATGCTCGCCCGCGCATGACGAAGCGGATGCGTCCCTCGGTCTCGATGGCATCGAACCCGAAATGCCGTGCCAGCATGCTGATCGAGGTCCGCGGGCTTTCCAGTGCCGAAATCACATAACCTTCAACGGCACCCCAGAGACCGGAGACATCGATCTGGTCTTCCGGCATCCCGGCCCGCTGGCAGAGGTGGCGCACGAGGGCCGCGAGCGGCACGGCCCCGAGCCGCCCGGTCAGCCAAGGACCCGTCCGCCAGTTCGCGCTGTCGGCCCAGACATCGATCAGTTCCGGAAAGAATGGATAGGGTCGGGCATCCCAGGTCCATGCGGCTGAATCCGCCAGTCGGACCATGCGGCCCTCGTAGACCGAGGAAGTTGGGTTGTTCGCCAACCCGCCCCACCAGGAGTAGAGGGCCTCGAGCGCGGCGCGCTGGATCGCATCATCGCGCCCGCCGCCCGAAGAATGCGGCAGAGCACTGTCCGAGGACAGTTCATCGACGCGCGCATCCGGCTGGTTGGTGCCGCGGTCGATGGCGGGGCAGCCAAGTTGGGTGAAGCGGATCGGCTTGGACCCCGGCACCCAGGCAGTGGCCGCGCCGGTTTCCACCCCGCCGGGGCGGTTGAAGTGCTGGTTCGACCACCAGGCCTGCAGATCCTTGGGCCGGAAGACCCACGGCTTGCCGTGGGCTGTGTCCGTGATCGGGGTCCGGATCTGCGCAGTGCGGTTGCCAGCGCTCGCATAGCGCCAGTCGAAGCCCTCGCCGCCCGCGATATTGGCCTGCAGATAGGTTCGGTCGTAGATCGCCGGTGCAAGGGCCGCATCCAGGTGGTCTGCCCCATCCCGCCAGTCCGATAGCGGAAACCACGCATCGATCCCTATGAAATCGATGTCCTCATCTGCCCAGAGCGGGTCGAGGTGAAAGAAGACGTCGCCTGATCCATCGCCGGGATGGTGCCCGAAATACTCCGTCCAGTCGGCTGCATAGCTGATCTGGGTCCCTGCGCCGAGGATTGTCCGGACATCCGCCGCGAGGTTGCGCAAGGCAGTGACGGCCGGATAGGTGATGGCGCCGGAGCGGATCGTGGTCAGGCCACGCAGCCCGCTGCCGATCAGGAAGGCGTTCACGCCACCGGCCGCCTCGCAGACATGGGCGTAGTGCAGCACCATCCGGCGAAGACCCCAGTCACCGAAGGGACCATCCCAGCTGACCGTCTCGCCGCTGACGTCGAAGTCCCCGGCTGATGCCCCACCGAAGAACGCGGTCACCTGCGTGGCGGCCGCAGCGGTCTTGTCGACCGTCCCCGTGAAGCCTGCGGCCGGGGAACAGGTGATCCGCGCCCGGGACGGATAGGCGGGTTGCCCGGACCCGGCGGCATTTGCGCTGTAAGGGTTCGGCAGGCCGTTTCCAGGCGGCACATCCATCAGCACGAGCGGCAGCAACGTGACGCGCAGGCCTCGCGCCTTCAGCTCTTTGATCGCATGTACCACCGCGAAATCCGCCGGTGTTCCGCCATAGACCGGGCGGTCCGAACTGTCGCGGCTGATCAGATGCGCAGAACCACGACTGACCCCGTTCACAACCCATGAGACCGGCGTGGTGGTCTTCGATGCAGCCTCGACCCCCGGCTTCAGCTCGCAGACCCCCGCCCTAAGATCGTTGCCGAACCACGGAACGACGAGGGTGATGCCCTCCACCGCCGGGACCATCGCCTGCAGCTGGTCGAGGGCCACGACGAGGTCGGGCGCGTCGGGCAGCGCCGTCAGGTTCTCCGGGACCGTCTCGCCGCTGGTGCCGGAACGGATCGCCTGCGTCGCGAGGCCGAACTCACCGCCGGGGAGCAGGGTGACCGCCTTGACCAGCCCTTCGGCGGTGTCGGGATCGGCCAGCGAGCGGAACACCTCGAAGGAGAGCTGCGGCAGGCGGTTGCCATAGCGCGACAGCGCCAGATCCTCGAAGACGACATAGGCCGTGCCGCGATAGGCAGGCGTGTTCCCGGCCCCCATCGTTGCGGCGATGAAGGGATCCGGGGTCTGATCCTCGTCGCCGGGATACCAGCGCCAGATGACGCCGGTCATGTCCATCGGCTTGCTGTCGGCCCAGATGCGGCCGATGCCGGTGATCAGGCCTTCGCAAAGGGCCACGGCGAAGCTCGCATAATAGAGATATTCCGTCGTGGTGACAGACCCGCCGCCTCCACCCTTGCCGCCACCTTGCGAGGTGGTCTTGGTCTCCTCGCGGAAATCCGTGGCCCAGATGATGTTGCCACCGATCCGCATGCGGCCGTAGAGCCGCGGGATCACGGCGCCTTCGGTGGCCGAAGTGATGCGCAGCGTGTCGAGCCGGGCACCCTCGATCCGCTGCGACGGTGCCAGCGAGGAGACGATCCAGCTGTCGACGACCGAGCCCACGGCCGAGCCGATGAACCCGCCGATCGTGGCGGCGCCGACGCCAAGGATCGTGCCGCCGATACTGCCGCCGATGGCAGTGCCGACAGCACCGAGGACAAGCGTGGCCATGACGAGATCTCAGCGTTGGGGAAACAGGAAGGCGAAGGCGATGCGACCTCGCCAGGTTCGGGTCAGCGGTTCTTCGATGACGCCGAGGCGCTCATAGGCGTGGATGAAACTGGCAAGACCATTTGGGGCCTTCGGCTCGGGCCCGGTCAGGATGCCGACATGCTTGGCGATGGCATGGGGCCGCGTCCGGAACAGGACCAGCGCACCGGGGACAACGTCTTCCGGCGGAACCTCCACCATCATCCGCCGCGCACCGTCGGCCAGAACCTCGCGCGGCCCGGTCTCACCCCAGTCCCGACTATATGGCGGGATCGGGAAGGGCTCCGGCCCCACCACCTCGCGCCAGACCCCGCGCGCGAGCCCGAGGCAGTCGCAACCCACGCCCTTGAGGCTGGCCTGGTCGTGGTAGGGCGTGCCAAGCCAGGACCGGGCGGCCGAGACGACGCGGACCCCATCCGCGGCCTTCACAGCACCGCCCCCTGATGCCCGCCGTCCTTGGTGGCATAGCGAAGGACGGCGTCTTGGCCGGGGATGTGCGGGAAGCCCCGGAAGTTGGCGACGTTGGCAAACTTCGCCGCACAGGTCTCGATCCGCTTGTCGCAGCCCGCCCGCACCGTGAAACCGGCCCCAACCGTGATGGCTCGCACGGGCGGTTCCAGAAGGCTCAGCACCGCCGCGCCACCCGCAAGATCGTGTGCCAGCACCTCGGCCTGGCGCCCGGCATTGACCCCGCTGGTCCAGTGGATCGTGCCAGCGGTGAACCAGCCGGGATCGAAGCCGCCAAGCCCCGAGGCGGTGAAAGCCCGATCATTCTGGAGGGTGGTGACCGTACCCGTGCCCCTGAAGGCTGGGGCGTCGGCGTTGACCCCGCAGCGCGCATCGCCCAATGCCGCATCGCAGGAGGCCTGGAACGTCCGACCGACCGTCTGGCCCAAGACATGGGCCAGCGACCGGACCTCGGCGACGAAGGCCAGCCGCCCGCGCCGGATCTGGCCGATGGCGCCGCGTCGCATCAGCACGCGCTGACCCGTGGCCGCCCAGTTCACCCGCCAGACCTCGACGCTCGCATTGTCCCAACGGCCGTCGAGAATGTCGGTCTCGGTGATCCGGTCCGACGACAGCACCCCTTGCGCATCCTGTGCATCGACGGCGAGGTCGGAGCCGGAGCGGACCTCCGAGGCCGCAAAGCCACTTTCCGGGTCGAAGGTGGTGCCGTCGAAAGTCAGCGGCTCGTCGTGGTCGGTGAAGCCGAAGGTGACCCCGTCAGCGCGGACGATCCGCCAGCACCAGGCCAGCGTCGTGGTGCCCTCGTCGAGATGGGCCTGCAGGGCGGGAGAGAGCGACTTCATTGCTTTGCCTCAGAATTGCCGGTCACGCCGGGACCAGCGTCACAGTGACGCCCGTGGCATCGACCACGGGCGTGTAGCCTGCATGGGTGACGGTCAGCGCGCCGGAACAGGTGCCGACGGTGCGCAGCACATGCTTTGTCGTGGCCTCGAGATCGTCGATCCGGATGCTGCCGCTGATCCCGGTCACGCGGGTGGCGGAGATGCCGCGCTGGCCGCCCCGCTGGAAGCAGTTCGTCATGGTAAGACCGGTGACGTCCTCGAAGTACCAGCCGTAGTGGAAGGTCTGCGTGCGGATCGCCTCAAGCCGGACCCGGCGAAGGGTCAGATCCTCGATCCGGAACAGACGGAAGTTCAGGATGCCCGCGACATTGGCCGTGCCCACGCCCGAGGCACCGACGGTCCAGTCCTCTAGCGTCAGGCGCTTCACGTGGGTGGTGTCGGAGGTGTTGTCGACCTCGGAGAGCCGGTCACGGATGTTGTCGGCGGAGACATTGCGGATGATGATGTCGGTCGAGAAGAGCGCCGGATGCCGGTCGTTCTTGGCAATGGCCAGCACCCGGTCGACATCGTCGCAGTCGAGCCCGTCGACAGTGACATTGCGCGAGCCGGGCACGATGTTGATCGCATTGCCGCGGTAGCCGGTGACGGTGTTGTTCAGGACCTGGATGTCCTCGTCGAACCAGAAGCGGTTGTTGCCGATCCGGATCGCATCGGGCAGATCGCCAAGGTCGGGCGACAACAGCAGACCGTCATTGCTGATCGTGTTGTTGCGGATGATGACGCCCTTGTTCCAGCTGCCATGGGTGTCGAGGCTGCTCGAGGTGTCGTCGCGCACCGTGTTCCATTCGACGATGCAGCCATCGGTCGTGCTCCAGAGCTCGATGCTGTGGCGGCACTTCTCGATGTCGCAGTGCGAGACCACGGAGTTGCGCTCGCCCCGCCGCAGCGAGACGCCATAGCCTTCGCCTGCCTCGATGCTGCCGCCCCGCCCGATGGTCAGCCGGGTGATCGTGTTGCCCGCGCCGGTGTCTGACCGGACCGCCTGGCCGATGCGGCGGTGGGTCAGGGCCCGACCCGCGTCCTTGTCGAACAGCGCATCGCTGATGGTGCTGTTCACGCAGTAGCGCGCCCAGATGTACTGGTGCTCCCAGGCCTCGGCGGCGGAGCCATCCTGCTGGCCCACGTACCGCCCACCCTTCAGCGTGGCGTTCTCGATCGGATCGACTTTCACGCAGGCAGCGTTCCAGGCGGTCAGCTTGTTCTTGCCCAAGGGTTCGGCCAGCGTCAGCGTGTTGCCCGACTTGGCGGTGATGCGGTGGATCTCCTCGTTGATGATGATGTCGCCGAAAGGCTCGGTCGGATCGAGGAGCACGCCGAGCGTCGCCGCAAACTGGTTGCCGGTCGGCGTGGGCAGTTCCGAGGTCGAGAGATAGACCCAGTCGCCGACAGCGAGACCTGCGGCATCGACGAGCGTGACCTGCGTGGCCCCGGTCGCGGCATTGGCGGCAAGCAGGGATCCCACCAGCAGGGTGACGGTCGAGGGATCATCCGTCTCGCCGGGATAGTCGAGCGGGTTCGACACGGCGACCGAGATGGTGAGCGGGCGCGACAGGGTCAGAACCCGGCCCGAGATGCTCTCGATATAGATGATCTCCCGGCTCTCGGCCGGGTGGTAATCGGGCGCCGTGGCATTCGTGCGAACCACGGCGATGGACCCCGGACCGACGGTCGCCAGAAACGCCGTCGTGTCGGCATCGTCCTTGAGGGTCAGCGTGGTGGCGCCGATGGAGGCCGCGACACCGACCGAGGGCGGCGAGACAGATGGGGCATCGACCACCTCGCCCCAGAGATGAAACTGGCCCCAGTAGGTGCCCGCCTTGCCGCGCTCGATGATGGTATCGGCGAGGTCCAGCGTCCAGTTCCGCAGCACTGAGCACGGCGGCGGCTGCATCCGGCCGCGCAGATGCATCGTGCCGGTCGGGCTCTCGAGGACAATGGTCGCGCCATCCGGCTGCAGGGCAGGCAGGACCGAGCGCATGAAGAACTCGAGCGGCACCTCGGCGGGCTGACCGGTGCTGGTGCCCCAGCCGGTCCAGTTGGCGCCGCCCGGAGTACCGCGGTGATCGGCGAAGACATCGGTCCATGTGAAGATGGTGGGTGCGGGCGGTTCGGGGTCCGGGCTGGGCAGCGCGGGTCCACGCTGGCGGATCTCGATCAGCGGGATAGAGGTGATCGAGCCAAGCCGTTCGACATCGAGGGTGACGTCCAGCAGGTCGGTATCGAAGCGAACCGGCACGTCGAACTGGAAACCCGCACGGATGACGACGCCGTTCGAGGGCGCAGTAGCAAACGTGAGCACGCCAGTGGCGGCATCGAGCGTCCAGCCCGAGGTCTGCTCTGTCAGGCCCAGCGCGATACGCACCGTGCCTCCGACCGGACGCGAAATTGCCCGGACCCATGTCTGGCCGCCGGAGGTATAGCGCTTCACCAGCTGGAACGCGGTGGTCGTCCCGTTCCCGGTGCCGATCGACTGGTCAAGCGGCGTGATGGTCTGCGAGGGCAGGCAGGACTTGTAGTCGGCCCAGTCCTTGAAGCGGAACCCGTGCAGGCGACCGTTGCGCGCCTCGAAGAAGGCCACGACTGCCGCCAGATCGTCGGCGCGGCGGATGCCATAGGCCACGTCGTAGCGGCGGCGGCTGTTGGCCCAGCTGGCATTGCGCTCCTCGTCGCCCGAGGCCAGCGTCACGATCTGCGTGCGCCGTTCCGGCCCGCCGCGCGCGCCGCGGCTGATGTTGTCCGGAAACCGGATGTCGTGAAATGCCATGTCCGGACCTCACATGCCCCGGCGACCCATCGACACCGCGCGGGCGATGTCGGCGGCAACTTGGGTGCGGGATTGCCGGAAGCTCTCGGCATCCCGCGCCATGATGGTGACGTTGACGGCGGGTGCTACGCCTCCACTGCCGTATCCGGACGCCTCACGCCGCGACAGCACCCGCTCGCCCCGCTGCAAGATTGCAGGGACCTCGTCGGGGCGCAGCCCGGCCCAGCCACCCGCGTGCATCCGAGGAGCGCCCGCGAAGGCCAAGGCGGGGACCATACGACCCGGGCCCGGCGCTCCGACCACTCCGCCCGCATGCAGGATGTTGGCGAAGATCCCGCCTGAGCCGCCCAGCGCGCCAGACAGGGCTCCGGCTATCGGCCCGAGGATGAACCGCCGCACGGCCAGTTGCGCCATATCGGCGATCATCGACGTCACCAGATCGCGGAAATCGAGCTTGCCGGTCTTCACGAAGTCACTGACCGCCCGCTCGGCCGAAGTGAAGGCCCCGACCAGCGCACTCCCGATATCGCCGCCGATGTCGCGGGCCTTGGTGGCATAGTCGGCCAGCGCCGCCGTCACCGCAGCCCAGCCAGTCAGGGCTTCCTCCGCGCCGTCGGCCGCCGCAGTCCCGGCATCGCGCGCGGCGGCTCCTGCACCCGATGCGGCAGTGGCTGTCTCGTCCAGTTCCAGGCCCAGCGCATCCGCCGAGGCAGCGGCATCCGCCAGTGCGGCCTCGGCCTCTGTCCCGGTGCCGGTCACCGCATCGCGGAGCGCCTGCCAGCTGGTGAGCGATCGTCCAGCCGCATCGGCCAGCATGCCTGCGGCTTCACGATAACCATCGGCCCGGGCGCGGGCATCGTCCGCCATCACGCCGAGTCCGAGGTCGGGCGGCTCGAGGTACGTCCGCGACAAGGCCTCCGAGAAGGCTTCCGCCGCCGCCGTGCCTGCTGCTGCTGCCGACCCCTCAAACGGATTGTCGATCCGCCCCAGCGTCAGCGGGTCGAGCGTGCCGATCCGCACCCCGCCTTCACCCACCGCCCAGTCGGGCAGCAGGTCGAGCGCGGCGTTCAGCCCGTTGATGAAATTGTTGATGCGGGTGACGACGCCGTTCAGCATCGCCTCGACGCCGGAGATCAGCCCGTTCGCCGCCTGGAAGGCAAAGTCGCCGATGGCGCCCGGCAGACTGCCCCAGATCGCCACAGCTGCATCATAGGCCCCCTGGAACACCGCCGCCGTCCGGTCCCCGAAACTGACGACACCGGCGATGGTGCCCTCGAGCGCGAGGAGACCGGCCGCCTTCAATCCCTCCCAACCTGACGCCATCTGCGCCAGCGCGGCGTCCAGCGTCAACCCCATGCGCGTCCAGACTTCGCGGGCCAGATCCCCAAGCAGCCGGAGGGCTTCGCCCACACCGCCGACCCGCTCGATCAGCCGGGTGAGCTGGTAGACCAGTTCCCCCGCGCCGACGATCAGCGCCCCGATCCCGGTCCGGATCAGTGCCCCGCGCAGGAAGACCAGCGCCGTGGCAAGGCCGCGAACGGACAGCGCTGCAACCGCCATGCCCGCGACCCAGCGCCCAGCCATGAAGGCAGCGAAGGTCGTGGCATAGGTGGCAAGACGGTCGAGGTTGTCGAAGACGATGGTGATGGCACCACCGAGCGGTCCGGTCCCCCGCGCCATGTCAGCCAGCGCGTTCGCTACCGTCTCCAGTGCCGGGGCGACAGCGGCAGTCAGCCGGTTGGTCAGACCAAGCCAGATCAGGCTCAGCTTGGCGATCGCATCGCCGGTGCGCTCGATCTGCGCGGCATCCGCCGCGCTGACCGCCACCCCGAAATCCTGCACATCCTGCGCCGCCTCGCGCAAGGTAGCCGCGTCGATGCGCAGGAACGCCAGCGCGGCGCGGTCGCCGAAGAGGTCAGACGCCACCGCCGCGCGCTCGGCCTCGGGGACATAGCGGGCCAAGGCATCCTGGATTGCCACGATGCGCTGGTCGAGCGGCAGCGCCTGCAGCTCCGCGGCGGTCAGGTTGAGCCGTTGCAGCGCGCCGACCGCCGATCCCGATCCGGCGGCCGCTTCCGAGAGCCGCGTGGTCAGCTTCTTCGTCGCCTGTTCGATCTCTCCCATCGAGACCCCGGCCAGTTCCCCGGCCCAGGTTAGCACCTGCAGGCTCTCGACGGTGGTCTTGAGCGAAGCGGCCATGTCGGCTTGTGCGCCGATCACATCGAGACCCGAGCGCACCATCGCCACGCCGGTTGCAACGGCCGCCGCCGTCACGGCCGCGAGCGCGATCCCGGCCTTGCGCGCGAAGGCGCCTAGCCGGGCATTGGCCAGTTCCATCTCGGAGGACAGGCGGCCGAACCCTCGCGACCCGGCTTCGCCGATGCCCTCCAGTTCGGCCCGGACCTGGCGACCGCCTTCGGCGACGAGGCGGACAGACACCCTCTTCTCGGCCATGGGTCAGGAACTTTCCATCTGTTCGTTGAGCTTGCGCACCATCACCGCCTCGATCTCGGGCAGCAGTTCGGCGGCGATGATGGGCGAGACGCCCAGCGCATGGGACATTGCGAGCGCCGCGCCCATGTCCCAGCCGAGCACCGCTCCGGGGACGACGCGGATCTGGCCGCCAAGACGGCCGACCAGATCCCACACCTGCCAGCCATCTTCTGTCTGTGGCCGGTTCAACCGTGCGGGGCAGTCGGGGCAGCGGCCGCCGGGCCCCTCGCAGGGTTCGCAGGCCGCGCAGTATCGGTCGCCCCCGCCGAAGGACCAATCGGCGAGGGCGCGGAGACGTTTTTTTCCGCATCCAGCAGCAGGCCCTTTGCGACATACCGGGTCTGGAACGCCTCGAAGACCGGCCAGATGTTCAGGAGGGCATCGATGCCATCGAGCGTGACGGGGATGATCTCGCCCGTGGCATCCCCGACTCCCTCCCAATCCAACACAGCACGCCGGGCGACCGCCTTGGCCATGGCCAGTGCCAGTTCCTCCTGCGTCGCGGTATCCGGCAGCGCCTCGATCAGCGGATCGGCCCGGGCCGAGACCATCAGCGCCGTGGTCAGCGGCGCGACATGCAGGCGAAGGCCGGGGGCAAGGTCCAGCCAGTCAGGGGCGGCGGTCAGGTTCAGGCGGATCATCAGTATGCCTCCACATCGTTGATCAGAGTTGCGGTGCACATGCGACCGACCCCGTTGTCGCGGGCGGCCTGCCAGTCGAAGCTGGCCTGGATGCCCTGTGGGCCGGGGATCTCGATCCGGGGACGCGGCAGATAGACGGCGTGCACCGTGAAGGTGAAGCTCTCGCCCGAGGGCAGCGCATAGCCGAACTCCAGTTCGCAGGGGTCGCCGTTGATCGCCTGCGTTACCAGTGTCTGATCTGCGAAGCGGACCTCGATCCGTCCGGTCAGCGCAGCGATGGAGGGATCCGCGCCGTCGATGCGGCCGTCCGAACGGATCGTCTCGATCCGATCGAGGTTGTTGGCATAAGTGATTTCGGCCGAGACCACATTGCCCAAGCCGCTGCCGTTCCGCGTGATCGCCCCGTTGAAATGGCCGAAGCGCTGCAATTCGACTGTCGAAGGCGTCCCCACGCTGGAGGTCGCCCCCACGGTCTCGCCCTGCGCCACCAGTCGCGCAGTCGCCGTCAGGAGGCCCGACCGCTGCATCTGCCAGGACAGCTGGTCGAGGACGCAGCCCGTGTACATCGCGTATCGCGGCACCTCCGGCATCCGGGTCTCGATCGCCATGCTGGGCAGGGACCAGTTCCCCGAGTGGAACTCGTGAGTGTAGGGCGCAGCCGCGCCGGTGGTCACCGGATCCCCGAAAGCGGCCTTCAGCCAGAAGCCGAAGGCCGCCACATCGATGGGCACGACGACATCGCCGTCCGCGGTCACCGCGTCCTTGATCGGTGCCAGCGGATCACGGCCATAGCCCAGAAGCTCGCTGTTCAGGAGCGGTTGTTCCGACCCGAGTGTCGTGCTGGCAAAGGGCACCCGAGTGAACCCGCCCAAGGGCGGCGTGCCGTATGTCGTTTCGAACGCAAGCGCCAACTGCGCCCGCGCCCCCTGGGCTCGTGCCATGTCTCAACTCCTGTGGTGTGGGTGGTTCAGGCCAGCTGGTCGGCCGTGGAATAGTGCAGGACGATGGCAATCACCGCCGCCTTCAGGCTCGCAGCGCCTTCGACCGGCAGATCGACGGGGCGGGGCGCGTCAGCCTCGATCCAGTCGCAGAGACCGCCGAGGGTGCGGTCGGCGGCAATCGCCGTGCCGATGCTGGCGATCAGCGTGTCGAATGCGACGTCACGCGCGGCCCCCTGCACGACCGCCTCGATCTCGGCCCGGTGCTGGTAGTGGTAGCGGAGCGGCGACATCGTCACTTCCGGCTCGCCTGGTTCGCCGTCGCGCAAGATCAGGAGGCCTGCGGCGGGGACGCGTTCGGGCAGCACGTCGCCGCGCAGGGCGGTGGCGGGAAGTGCCGAAAGCCGCGCGTGCAGTGCGGCGAGGATGGTTTCGCGGGTGGTGGGCATGATCCGTCTATTGGTTGTGTCAGTTACTCGCCATGCTGACGAGAAAACATTCGGCTCACGCCCGAACCATTCCGCCTGCGATCATTGGCGAACCCCGAGTTGCTCCAGCGTCGCACGGTCGGGGGCACCAGTTTCTGGCAGTCCGACCGACGCCTGATAGGCGCGCATCGCATTCTGTGAGGCAGGGCCCCACTGACCATCGGGCGTTCCGACATCGAAACCCCCGGCGTTCAGGAGAGTCTGAATTGCGCGGTAGTCGTCTGCTGACAACGAAAGGGTGGTCCATCCGCAAGCGGCGGCAATGGCCTCAAAGCCATCTTGCGCTCCGGCAAGTTCGAAAAGCGCGTCATGCTGTTGACCATTCGATTCGACGAGCCGAAGGAACAGGCGCTCGGCATCATAGATCGACCGGATGAACGCTTCGGCATCGCGTCCGAATAGACCTGCGCCTTTGTTGCTGGTGAGGCTGTTCCAACGAGATTGTTGCGATGGCTGCTCGTCGATCCGGATGGTCATCTCAAAGGAGTTTCGCTGATAGTCGTTCATCAGGAAATCGTCCTGAACGAACACGAAGGCAGTCTCGCCCTCGATACAGCGTGCGACGAGTGCGGTCTGACCCATAAAGTTGTTCGGCTGAAACTGCGAATGATTTATCGCGATCACTTGAGGGCTGTCGTCCACCACGGCCCGGCTCGACTCTATCGACCACCAGCCAGAAATCTCATGTCCATCCCGATGAGCCTGTTCGAACGGGGCCAGAGTGTAGTCGATCTCTGGAAAACGCGGGTCAGCCCAAGAGACTGTTTGCACTGCATCTTCTGCAGGCGCTGGTGTTTCTGCTGCTGGCGCAGCAGGCGGCACGGATGCGCCGGGCTGAGCCTGCATCACGGGGAACGCGATGCCGTACTTTGCCTGGAGATATCCCATCTGCAACTGGGCCAGCGTCAGCCTCTCTGTCTCGGCCCGGCTGAGCGCCAAGGCCTGGATCAAGCCGCCGCCAGTCGCGGCCTCACGTTCGGCTTCGTCGATGCGCTGCTGTGCGGCGGCCATTTCCCCGAGGATTTGTGCGGCACGCGCTTCATCTGGCTGAACAGCCGGGATCGTCACTTCCACGGTTGCGGCACCGGCTTCTGCGTTGATCCGGTTTTCAATGAGAGTGCGGGCGAGCAGAAGTGCTTCCCGGCGTGCATCGATAAGTGCGACGATCAGGCCGCCATCGTAGCGTGCCGCCTGCGCGTCGATCTCTGTCAGTTGGCGCTCGATATCAGCCAATTCCGCGGACAGGGAGGCATCTTGGGCGAACGCCGGAGCTGCCGCAGTGAGGGCGACGGCGAATACGAACGGTCTGAACGACATGGGCTGCTCCAAACTCTGGCCACGCATGGAATCAGGCTAGCAATGCGCATTTCAGCCATCAAGCAGGGTTGGCGTGGCAATCATCAGGCCCTGTCCGTATTTGACACCCACTTGGCCACGATCAGACCCGGCACGCCGTCGATTGCCCGCTCTGCATCCCGCGCCAGATCCAGCCGCTTCGGAAGCCTGACCTGCGGGACCAGCAGGAAGATCGGCGCAGTCACGACGCCCCGGCCTGTTTTCGACCGCGACGCCACCGCGCGGCCCTTGGTGTTCAGCCGCCCCTCCGCCACCAGCAGGCTCGGCCCCCGGCGACGGTAGACGAACCGCAGCTTGAGGCCGGTCCGCCGTTCCCATTCGCCCGGGGTGATCCGTCCCCCGCGCGTGGACTTGCCCGCAGCCTCGGTCGGGATCGCCAGCCAGAACCCGTCCCGTGCCCTGATTAGCGGCCCGGTGTCATGTGCGCTGATGATGACCGGCGCATTGGACCAGACAAGGGCTGCGGCGTTGATGCTCTCGCCACCCTTGGGATAGGTGGCGAGACGGATCGAGTTGGCCAGCCGTTGGCCGAGCCCCACGCCGGTGATCTGGCCCCGCCACGCAGATTTGAGACCGGTCCCGGCCTCGCGCATGGCAGTGGTGACGGCCTTTTCACCGGCGCGGACTTCGGCCGCCATCAGCGCGGCGATGTCAGGGCTGATCTCGATCTTCAGTTTCATCGCCATCACGCAGGACGCAGGTCCAGCGCCCAGACCAGCCGCTCGCGGTCGCGCACCGGCTCGCCCTGGATGAGGAAGGCCTCGCCCTCGATCTCGATCCGGTCGCCGGGACGTGGGGCTGGCACCTCCGCCACCCGCACATCAACCCGCGTGGTCTCCGACCAGAGACGCGCCTCGCCAAAGCCGGTGATCTCGTCCGGGCGGCGCGTGACCACGCGGACCGGGATCGGCGCGCCACCGTCGGCGGTGTAGGTGGCGTCGCGCGCGATGGCGGGATCGGCGAAGAGGTTGTCAATGGCGGCCGAGAAGATGGACATGCGCCGTTCCTACGACTGTTCGTGACCCTGTCAGTTCGACGTGTGCAGCCGGATCGCCAGCCGGGGGCGCTTGTTGACCGGCAGGATCGACGCCTCGGTCATGAGGTCGATCCAGCGGCCCTTGGCGTCCATCATCTGGCGGGCATAGAGCGGCAGGCCGTTGGTGTTGGCGGTCTCGAGGAGGTTGGCGGGCCCGCCATAGGTGGTGAAGGTGTCAAAAGTGCCGAGCGGGAAGGCAATGCCCTCGCCGGCAGGGATCAGCCGCTCCGCCGAGCCGTTCGAGAGGGTGACGGACCCGTTGTATTCCTCGAACAGGACACCTGCGAAGGGGAAGGCGCGGCGCATGTCCTCACGCAGGGGCTGGCCACCGGTGGCGGAGAAGAACTTGTAGGCCTCTTCCGTCTTGGGATGGCTGATCAGCTTGTCGAAGAACTCGGAACTGACCAGCGCATGGGCGGTGGTCATGGTCTCGCCGAGGAGATTGTCCTCGATGGCGCGCAGCGTCGTGCGGACCTTGCTCTGGATGTTGGTGCTGGCCGTGCCGAAGACAAAGTCGACCGAGATCTGGGCGAGGTCGAACTCGGTGAAGTAGTTGTAGAGCGTGGTTCCCGCGCCATCCTTCACGATGCCGCGGAGCGCATTCATCTCCATGTATTCCCGGGTCTGGGCATGCTTGCGCCGCATCAGGGTCAGTTTGCGGTTCATCACATCGACCAGCGGATCGGCGGTATCCGAGACGCCCAGCGCGGGCATCCCCTGGATGTCGGCAGGCAGGATGACATCGTCATGCGGGATCCAGGGCAAAGCGAAGGAGCGCATCGCTCTGGCTTCACGGTTGCCGACGGTGGCAGGGGCACCAAGCGGGACCGAGGGCAGGAGGCTCAGGACGCCGGCGCGCTGTTCGATGACAATGGAGCGTTGGGTTACGCCCTCGAAGCGGAAGAGGCCGATCTGTCCGAGGCGGGTGTAGAGGTTGGGCAGGATGTTGATGGCCTGCGTCATCTCGGCGAGCGAATAGCCGCCCGCGTCAAACGGGTTGCGGGTGATGGTCATGGGGAACTCCGGGGGAAAGAGGGGATGGGGGCAGGTGCTGCTTGGCGAGGATCGTCGGGTGCCTAGGATCAGGCGGACGGGATGTGGCTGCTAAGATCACGGGGCGCGCTGATCAGGCGGTGTTCCGCGCGATGATGCCTACGGCGGCCAGCTGGCCGATCTTGGTCGTGATCTTGCCCGCGTCATCGACGGTAGCGTCGTAGGCAAGCGCGGCGCGGGATACGATGGCAGGGCCCCGGGCGAGCACGATGCCGAGGGCGTCCGCGAGCGTGGCGTCGACGGCATAGAGCAGGACGGCTGTCGCCGTCTGCGCGCCATCACTGCCGCCGGAGGTGGCGAGCTTGTACTTGCCGCTAGCTGTGATGCGGCCGAGGACCGAACCCACAGGATAGGGCATGCCCTGCAGGAGTGTCACCTCCTCCCGGGTGTAGTTCGGATTGACCTCGTACTTGAGGATATCGCCCATGCTGGGCGGTTGGGTGTGGACAGTCATGGTTGGGTTCCTGTGTCAGGGGGGCAAGAGAGAACCCCCGCCGGGAGGGCGGCGGGGGATCAGTCGGGCAGAGGGATTTACAAGGAGGGGTGTGGTCGGTTGTCGCGCGCAGCGTCAGCCGCGCTTGCCGTCGGCCGCCGCGCGCTTTGCGGCTGCAACGATCGGGCTTTCCTTCGTCTGCGGCAGGACAAGGGAGGGCGCTGCGGCAACAATGTCGCGCGCATCGGCGGCGGCGCTAGCTCGATCGAGGACCAGGCGGCGCAGGGCCTCGGGCGCCGTTCCGTCGCGGAGTGCCTTTGCCGCGTCGATCGCAATCCCGAGCCTCCCGGCTTGCGCCGCGATCTCGGCAATCTCCGCCGCCGCCTCGCGCATTTGCGCCGTAAGCGCAGCCAGGTTGCCTGGTTGTGCCATTGCCTCAGCAGGGGCAGGGGCCTCGGTGGGGGCAAGAGCGAGTGACGACCCTCCAGCAGGAGAGGCAGGCGCAGCCGCGGGCTCTTCTTCGGGGGCATCGGGTTCGCCGCTCTCTGCATCCGTTGCATCACTGCCGGGCTCATCGGGGCTGTCATCCTGGTCTTGTTCGGTGGCCATGCGTGCCTCCTGTCTGGTGTGGGAAAGGGATGCGCGTGGGACGCGCGGGTTAGAAAGTGCGCGGGGGAGGCGCTCCACAGAGAGCGTCGAACCGCGCGCGATTAGTCGCCGGAAGGCCCCGAAGCCGCGCGCCAGATCGGTGACCTCGTCGGCGAGACCCGCAGCGACGGCATCTGCCCCGCGATAGGTTGCAGCCTCGGTCGCCATCGCGGCGTCTTGGTTCAGCCGGTTGCCGCGCCCCGCGGCGACGGTTTCGGTGAAGAGGAAGCGCAGCACGTCGATCTCGCGCTGGACGTCGTCCCGGACCTCGGCAGGGAGAGGCGCATAGGGATGGCCATCGATCTTGTGGCGACCGGAATGGATCAGCGTCACGCGCACGCCGTCCTGGTCGAGCTGGCCGCTGAGATCGGCATGCATCACCACAACACCGATGCTGCCCACTGCCCCGGTGCGCGGCAACAGGATGCGGTCGGCCTGGCTGGCCAGCGCATATCCCGCCGAGAAGGCGTGTTCGGCGACAAAGGCCCAGATCGGCTTCGCTTTGCGGGCCGCACGAATGCGATCGGCAAGGTCGAAGACGCCTGCGACCTCGCCGCCGAAGCTGTCAATTTCCAACGCAACGCCGCGCACGGCCGGATCTTCCGCCGCCGCTGCGATCTGCGCCATGATCCCCTCGTAGCTGGTCTGGCCCGAGGACTGGCCGATCCAGGATCCCCGATGGATCAGCACGCCAGCGATCTCGATGACGGCGATGCCGTCGACCACCGGATAGGGCGCATCGCCGCGCTGCCCGGCGCTTTCCACAAGGTCACCCGCCAGCATACTGGCGCGCCGCGGCAGCTGTGGCCCCGTCTCCAGGGCGCCGTCGCCACCCGCCAGGTCGACCTGCCGACCGAGGATCCGGGGCCCGAGGCCGGACAGGAAGGCCATGGCCTTGGTGGGTTCGACCAGCAGCGGCGTGTTGAAAGCGCGCGCGGCAATGCGGGCGTGGAGCATCAGGGTTGGTCCTCTTCTTCGCGTGGCCGATCTTCTGCGTCCTCGCTCTCGTCTTCCTCGGCACCGGGGTTCCGACTCGTGGCCTCCCCCGCCGTCCCCGTCAGCGCCTGCACCCCCTGCGCAGGCGAGCCAGGCCTGCGGAAGTCGAGGCCCAGCGCCCGTTCGCGGGCGCGCTCGGCGGCGATGTCGCGGTCGACCTGTTCGGCGTCAAAGCCACGCTCGGCGATGGCCTGCGTGCGGGATTTCAGGCCGGCCTCGATCTGGGCGATCTCGGCATTGGCGTCCTTCAGGGG